CCCGCGTGGACCCTTAACTGAAACTGTTCTTGTTAGGGCTTTTTTAATCCAGTTCACTGTTTACTTTCCTCCATTGAACTCTTTTACGATAAATGGCTCTGCATTTCCCTTGAATAAATGAGTTAAGCAGATTTTGGGCTTCTCCATTCTTAATTTCTTCTTTAGAGATTATCTGAACGTTTATAGTCCATGTTAGCGGAATTGCTGTGTAATCAATGTCGTATGTTGTTTCTGTGTAGCGAAAATTGTTTTGTGCGATGATTATCTGTTTGTTTCTTTCTCCGAAGATGCCGAGGTATATTCCCCAGCTTTTCACTGGGACGTCAATTGGTCCTCCGCTACTGCTTCTGCCAATGCTTGCGTCAAACCATTCTATGCGGATTAAGTCTCCGAGCTTAACGGCTTCGAGCTGTTTTTTGACTTTCTTTAAAACTTGTCTGTTTAGCAATTACATTCACCTTGGAGCCTTAGTTCGTGCTAAGTGGGCTGTTTTACTTTTCAGAGCGTAGAGATAATCGGCTAAAAGTTGCGGTTCCTTTCCGAGTTCAAGAGTGATTTCAAGGGTTTGAGTTTTTGCATCTACATGATATTCAACGCTTATTATACGAAAATCGCTGTCAACATTCTCGTTTGGTAAAGTAACGTGTATTTTGTCTCCTGGAAGTAGCGGATTTTGTCCATAATTGAGAACAGTTGTTCTAACTTTGAGGTATTCGGCTGGATCCTTTAGATAGGCGAGTAATGCTTTTGCTCTTAGATCGCATTCCATGTCGCTGTGAAGTTCCTCGTCAACTTCAACGAGTTCTCTTAATCCGTAATTAGTTTGGCTTGTCGGATCTTCTCTTGTTGCTTCCCATCTGCAATTGTTGAAGAATAGGTTGTCTATCCAGAAGCTTCCAGTTCCAGTTTCTGGAAAGTAGCAATCCCAGCGAATCTCGTTAATCTGGCTCCAGTCAAAGCCTTCCTCAACTTGCCATCTATCCTCGTTTTTCTTGCCTACTTCTATCTCAATTATATGCCATTGCTCATCTGGAGGAACACTTGTCCAATGATGCGCCCAATTACCCCACGCGTCATGCAACCCTACATGAATAGTGTTTTCGAATGAATTTTGTTTTCTAATTTGAAAATGAAGCCTTGGATACTTGTTACAGTTTACGATGTTGTTTGACAAATAGAGAAGTAAGGATCCATAATAGTCCGAACCAATTGTTTCATGCCTAATTGAGTAATTCCCGACTATTTTTGTGCCATTATCAAGTGAAACTTGTCCAGTTCCCGTTCCGCTTACCCAATCGTTTACTCCATCATTGTCTATGTCTAACGTTTCTGTCCATGCATCTTTATTTGAAGGCTTGGCTTTTTCTGGGGCTCCATAAACTATTATCTTGTTTCTTATGCGGTGAATGTCTTTTCTGTATTCTGCATATTCTATGGCTTCTAACAAGCTTATTGGGGAGGTTTTACTGTTTCTTGGGAAAAATTCAAATTTTCCATCTGGCGCCACGCGAAAATCATAGCCTATGACTCCGCTTTTATCCGCTGTCTCCGCGATGAACTTTAGAATTTCAAAAACTGGTGTGTTTTCATATTCAAGCTTCGTATAAGTTGTGTCTGTGTTTTCTATAAGCTCTGTTCCATCGCGTTCATGACTTAAACCAACGTAATAGTCTATTAGGTCTTTTACGATTTCTTCTCCCTTTTTATTTTCGTAAGTCTTAGTTACTGTTCTTCTGAAGAGCCTTTCACCCCAACATCTGCCTCTAACACGCAAATAGTTCTCGACAGAATTTGAAAGAAAGATTAGTTCTTCCACGCGGACATAGGCAATTAAGGGACAATTTGAGCCTCTACCTATGTATATGCGTCCGTCTGCACCGATATTAATAGGAGAAGATCCGTTTGGGCTGTATTTTCCATCGAAATTTTGGAGTAAACACTCGAAACTTGAAACTTCATTTGTGCATCCGAGATGAACTTTCAAGTCTATAACATCAGTTTGTGGAGGAGTTACGCTTCCGAAAACAACGGAAATTGTAGGAAGATCCACGCTCACTCGATTCCACGCCTCCAGAAAACTTCCTCTTCGCCTGCTCTGCGAATACTACGGGTATAAGAAGGCGTTTCAGCTAAAGCAGCATTATACTCTTTAACGCTGGCAGTTGCAGCATTCATTTGATTCGCAAAATACCACATGGCTGCAGCTGCTGCAACTATTGTGGCTATTCCTATTCCGGTTAAAGCCAGAAATGTCGCGTAGCTAATGTTCAAGGCATTTTGCGCCGCAGTCGCAACCCAACATGCAGCCGCATAAACTTTCTGGGCTACTGCTACGCCCCAGCTTGTTCGCATGAAGGCGCCCATTGCCATAATTGCAGAATTTAATCCTAACAGGAAACGTGAGGTTTGTTCGTCTAATAGACCAAATTGGCTTGCTAAATGAACTACTGCAGAGCCTGCTGCTCCTAATCCAGCGATGGTAGCTGCAGCAGACTTTATTTTGGCTTCCATGTTAACGGCATCTGTGCTTATGCGGTTAAATTCATGGCTTGCTCTATTCACCGCTCTGATAGTAATGGCGATTTCTTGAAAACTCATGGAGAAGCCTCCGCGATGGCTTGTTTTATGCCTTCATTAACCAGGATTTGAAGTTGCGGAAGGTAGGTTTCTATTGCTCTTGTTAGGAAACGTCTCGGTCTGATATAGCGGGTTCCAAATTCTACGTAGCAAGCGTAAGGAACTTTGGCGCCCACGATAAGGGTCCAATCTTTAACTTTGCTGTAAATGCTTGAACGGAGCCTTCCAGTTTTTACTGGAGCTAATTGTTTCGCTAAGTTTTTGATTAAGGATCCAAGCCTGTGCAATTGATGATAAATTTGCCTTTGCATTTCGCGATTGAGACTTGTTATTTTGTTTTTTAGCTCTCTAACGCCCTTTACATCAAGTGTAACTTCAACGGACACGCCATTTCGCCTCTTTTTCAAGTTTTTTGCGTTCTTCCTCTGCTTGACGGTCAAGTTCGTTTAGAATCACTATGAACTCCTCGATCTTTTTGGCTGGCTGTTTCCTGAGCTGTAGCGGGGTCCATCCGAACTCTTTGCATAGCCTAAACTCTGTGAGGCTTGGATGAGGGATCCCTCTCCGCATTGCCCTAACGAGTTTTTTACTTCTTCAACGGTTATTCCGCAAAGCCTATTCACGACTCGGCTGAAAAGCTCGCCTAAACCGATTGGAACACCATTTTCTTCTCCAAGTAGCTTTTCAAGGGTTATAGGCTTATGACCTGGTTGTTCCTTCAAGCTTGCCCAAATAGTTTCAGCTTGAATGGCTACGTAGTCCGCATTTATAACTTGACCAGTTATCGGATGATATTTCGTATGCTTCTGGATTATTCTGCTTCTTTTAGCCCAGCTAATCTCTTGGAAAACGTAACGACCAGCATACTCTTTCCCAAACCGATCATCAAGCTCTAAAACTTCAGTTCTCAAAACTTTCCACCTCTCAGCTTATTAAGACATCTCTTGCAACGAAAGAGGCTTTTAACGCCACTAAATCCTCGATTTGGGTAGGTGTTGATACATTTTCCCATTTACAATACTTGAATAAGGCAGTAGAGGATCCTCCAAGCCCAAATTGTAGGCTGAACTCGCTGTCATTTATTACCTCATCGTATTCTTGTTTGCTTTCAAACTCAAATGTTAATTCGCCGTATAGGTTGCGGTGTCTCGCAGACAGATATTTGAGCAAATAGCCGTTTGTTTCGCGGATTACTGGAACTCGCTTCAAATTATTTTCTATTGTAAATTTCCAGTCTGTAATTCTGTCAACTGCTGTAAGATTGGATCCATCCGCATCGCCTTTCTTGACAAAGCTTTCGTAGAAAGGGACTGCGCCAGAATATTCCGAGTAGGTGGCTCCAGAAATTTTTGAAGTGCCAATGTTGGCGTCTTGACCTAAAATCTCAATGTCTGCTTTAACTATGTCCTCTATATGGCATTCGACAGTTGCTTTGTTAAATCGGCATCCTTTAAAGAGCAGATCAATAATTGAATCTGTTTTCTCGTAAATGACTTCTATGGAAAGCGAATTTAAGGTTTGGATATGTTGTAAAAAGTTTATTGGAGCATCGCTTGGAAGTGGATACGCGACTCTAAGTGAAATCTGCCTTAAACCCTTTCGAATCGTCTGCAAATCACGCGACCCAATTCCTCGAACTTTTATTAATCCTGGATTTAACGTAGGCTCCACAGTTTCGGCTTTAATACCTACCATCGCTGGATTTAGCGGAGTTTCACCATAATCTGTTTCTTCCACGTAGTAGATCTTTGCTTCATGCGCTCCAAATGGATACGACATTCTCCTTAACCTCCCAGCACCTTTTCAAAAAGCAAAGTTTTGACCATGAGTTCAGTTCTCCAAAGAAATGGCTTAACACGAGTCTCATCCAGATCTTTTTGAGAAATAATATTGCAGTGAGTTATCCCGTTTATGGTGAAGTCTGCCTCAACGCAATCAACATTAAGGGTGGCGGGGGTTGTTCCATCGCTTGGATAAGCTGTTTTGGAGAGTAAATACACATAGCTGTTTTCGTCCAGGTAATTTTCGAGATTTGAAGTTAGGGAAATGGTAAGTAGCTCATCTGAACTGCTATTTCCTGTTTGCGTGTTATCCCATGTCTGATCCGCATTGTTCCAAATTTTTATTATAATTCCATTTCCTGCTGGAGCGGTTCCGTATCCCTCAAATTTCAACGTTAACTGTTTAATAACGTCCTTTTTAGCGTCTATTCTGAAACGGAAAAGAGCTATAGCATACTTTCCATTCTCGTTCGCCACTTTGCTAAAATGCTCGTCATCACTTTGCCATATCTTAACATATTCTTCATCAGTAAATTCGTTCCAGTCATTTTCAACTGGATTAGGCTCCGTATCTGAAGCAAGATGGTAGGCTTTATGAGTCCCAGTAGGGCGCCCTACGCCGACAAAATTATAATCGAAAACATTAGGCTTGTTCCTTCTCTCGCCAATAACACGGATAACATCAGCAACTATCTTATCACGACACGATCTATCAATAGCCCAAACATTTACCTTCAGATAACTATCTTTTCGGCGTAAACTTCCGTCAAAATTAAGTTTTTCAAATTCACTTCTTTCCAATCCAACTGTTATTTGCCCATCATAATTTTTTAGCAGCTCACGATCATACCATTCTTGGCTAACATAGATATTCGCAAGGGATCCATCATCTTTTACGATCCACAAGTAGCGTCTAAGTAAGCGAATGACAGTAAGAACTGGATTTTCTGTTTGACTCACTGTCCGAGAAGCCTCCTGCAAACAGCCCTTCGATATAGAATGTCGCCTTTAAACGAGAACTCTTGAATTGAAAGAACCTCGTAATCTACGCCTTTGCGTCTAATTTTGTCATGATGCCTTAAAGGTATAAACAAGTAGATGGTGATATAGTCGTTAATTGCGTATCCAGGTTCCATTAAGACTTCATCTACGCGAGTAGGAGAAACAACAGCTTTAACATCCACTCCTTCACCGTAAGAAATCGTGTCGGAAGCTTCGCGAATAGGGAAAATTGTTATGTTTTCTCCGTAGGATTTTAGAAAGCGAGTAAACAGCGTTATAGGATCCTCATAATTAAGGAAAAACTGCGCAAGCCAGCAAACAGTAGCCATAGCTTGCTTATTTTCAACCGGGCTATAATCATCGAATTTTACGCCCCAAAACATAAAATCCTCAGCGTGTTTCCCGATTATTTTCATGCTATATTCGAAGCTTGACTTATCATGATTCTTTCGAATCTTCCATAAAATCCCCGCTGTAACAGCATCATAGTATTCACATGCTGGAAAACGCGAGACTACATCAATATAGCCCGCCCAGCAAACTGCGGGATTATAGGCTGGATATTGCGAGGAAGCTCTAATAGTGTTGATTAGATTATAGACTTTTTCTACTGTTTGGCTCCAACCCTCATACTCATACAGCCCAATTAAAGCGTAAGCTACTGTATCATCGTAGATTTCTGTTTCATTTAAGCCTACACGGTGCCAATTTCCGTCTCCGCTTGGGGGAGGATCAAAATATAGCCAAAGATTTTCGATACCAGAACGATAAAAATTAAGCGCATCTGTTATCATGTTTTCATGTTTGCCCTTATTTTGTGCGTCAAGTTCAGAAAGCATTTGCAGACCAATAATTCCATAAAGACATTCAACATTCATCTCGCGAAGCCAAGAATCATCAATTGTAACAGCTCTTGCGAATCCACCATAATATTTGTCATGGATCCCAAGCTGGCTGGGTAAATGTTGCATGTTATAAAGGAAATTTCCAGCCAGTTTCGCTGCATTCAAATATTCAGCCTTACCCGTCAATTTGTAAGCTCTCAGAAGCGAAGGAATAACCTTGCATGCATCAGCGCTATAATAGTAAGTGCTATTCTCATTACTTTTGAAACCGCCATAAGCCTTCTTCGATTCATCTGTACATTGCTGAGTTAAAATCCAATCTGAAAGACTAACAATTTTATCGTAAATATCCGCTTTTCTATCCTCAAACTGATCGTTATAATAAGCCTGATACAGAAAGTCAATGGCAAAAGCTGCCGCAAAAGAAGATTTGCCCCATTCAAGATCTGGTCCAGAACCAGGAATAACGTAAACATAA